GACAATTCATACAATGCGCATCTATTGCTTGAGAAAGCAAATAGCGAGTTACGCAAGTTTTACATGCATTGTAAGAGCAATATCCGCAACAAATCTTGGTGCGGACAACACTCGTATACTTCTCAGCACAGACGGAACAATCTTCTGAAGCCATTTTTGTGATACTAACATTATAACGTTTTAAAAATCAATTTTTTATTTTAATATAAAAGGTTAGCACTCGATAATGGAGCAACAGTTTCAACATATTCTGGCATTCTTTCTTTATATAAATTTATATCTGGTGTTTCAACATGCATTGTTATAGCAGTTGGTTTAGGAAATCCATTAAATTCATTTGCCGTCGCATTCGTATAAGAACCCATTTTTGGAAACCATAACCAGTCACCAACTTCTAACTCTTCCATACATATCGACTTCGCAATTACATCTACAGAGTCACATGTGCGACCCATTAAGAGTCCTCGCGTTTTTGCTCTTGGAGGGTCATCTTCTAACGGAATTCGCATCCATGTAGGTGTTGCGTGATCGAACGGAATACAAGAAAACTGCCCATAAAGACTGTCATCGATAGTATATCTCCAACCATTTGACCAAGGCTTTTTACCAATGACTTTTACAAAGAAATCTTGAGAAACAGATGAAAAGAATCTTCCAGGCTCAGCTATATACTCAAATTTTGGATCATACGCATCTTTAATATATTTTACTTTTTTCACGAAATCATCTGCATTTGAAAGAAACCCACCACCAATATCAATTGTATTAGCACTATGCCCTTGTGCTTGTAGCACATTATTTAAGGCTTTTGCAACACTAATCGATTTATAATATACTTTCCCATCATTTCCTCCAGAGCCAACATGAAAACTAATTCCTTTTAAATGAATACCTTTCTTTTTCGCATAATATCCTAAATCCTTTACTTTTTCTGGTGATAGACCAAATTTACCTGAAAAAGGAATCTTTGAATCTTTATCTTCTGTAGTAATACGCACATACGCTCCTCCTTCATACCCTATTTCGACCAACTTATTTAGCTCTTCTCTACTATCTACAACAGTAGTTGGCGAGTTAATTTCTAGCTTAGCATATTCTAAGTCAACGAGTGATTTACAGGGATTTGCATATATAATGGAATCCTGAAGATTTATAGTTGGTGGTAAAATATCTTTGATTAGTTTGAGTTCTTGTAAACTAGCGCAGTCAAATTTTATTCCACGTAAATATAATGTTTGAATTAATAAGGATTCTGGATTTGATTTTACTGCATAATGAGGTGTTATAAAAGGCAAATGTTTCATCCATAAAGCATGTTGATTCCATACTTTATGAGGGTAGAAGGCATAAAACGAGTGTTTTACAAACTGATGTTTGTTGAGTATATTGCGTAGTTCTTTCAACGTGACTGTATAATACCATAAAAGAAAATATTTTTAGGCCGGGGTTATTTTCAAAAAATTGAAAATATTGTATCCTAAAAATACTATAGACAAATGAAAAGAGTAATTCGAAAGAAAAAAATCAAAATATCTGAAATAAATAGTTTAGCAAATATACTATGTAATATGAAAAAGATGTCATCTTATATAGTAACAAAATCTCCAAGAATTAAATATATAGAAACAATTCTTAATACGCGTAGTTAAGATATATTTATAAAAATTAATAATTTTTTAGAATTTATTCTAAAAAAGTTATTTCATATATTTGTAAAATCTATGATTTAATAATTTTTTTGGAGTTTACTCCAAAAAAGTTATTTCCAACATCAAAGTAAACTCTTTATTTTGGGTATCAAGTAATCTATAAAACTCATCTCTTAATGAAATTTCTAGAAGACTTAATCTCGACAATGGAGCTGGACTAAACTCCAATACCGGATAATCAGTTTCTTTGTTTAAATATTTATTTCCATCTTTAGTATCATCTAGATATATAACTGTATAAGGGTCATGAGTACCACGAGCAACTTCAACTCTATTTAATTCTAACGCAGTATCCACATTAATGTGTAGAAAAATCTTGTTTAAAAACCAAGCAGTATCAATAGGACTTGGAGCAACAATAATACCAGCACTAGATGGATAATCATTGGTTACAAATCCTAATAAACGAGCCGGTGTTCTTATTTCACTCAAATAGTCATTACTTAGATTATCGGGTGCGCCGGCATAATCATCAAATTGGTCAGTGTACTCACCAGTTTGAAATAATAGTGAAAAATTATATGTTCCAGAAGTTCTTTTAATTGTTAGTTTAAGAGTTGTTGCTGAATATGTTACTCCATATACATTTGCTAATCCAGAATTATTTAGTGCACGAGCCAATTCAATGGCTATTGTAGTTCCATCATAAATACCAAGATTTAGAGTAATTGTATAAGGAATATAATTCTCTAAAAATGTAAATTTATTCCAACCAGTATTAATGTTATAAAAATTTGCTGGAACATTACCTCCAATTAAACGGATGCTTGTTATATCTTTTAAATCTCTACGCAATCTCCAACGGAATTGATTAGGATTTGGAAAGCTTACAACATTACGTTCTCGACTATTACATAAAACAGTAATAGCCTTTTCTTTTCTTATTCTTGGTGTAACAATCGGTTTTATAATTTGTTGCGGCAACAATACTTGCTGACCGGATGATTTACCATTTCTCTGAGATTCTATTTCTTTTGTCCCTATACTTTGTGAATTAGTATATGCTTTCGCCTTATCCATTACTTACTTTATGTATCTTTCTTTTTTGCTTTATATTCTTGAAACCCATGACTTTTCCAAACGAAATAAGAAGAGCCGAGTTTTTCAACAGCAGCATTATGTAGTGCTAGTTCTCTGGGACTCAATGATTTAAGATATGCTTTTTCTTCATCATTGAGTGAATGTACTGTAGGTGGTGTATAAGTCTCCATTTTGTATAACTTATACTATAAAATAAAATATTCAATTTTATTACTGTAATTTTTGTAATATTGTAAAAACAATTGCGAATAAGGTTCCTCCCCAAATAGAATCCATTATTGCGAATTGTAGAGTATAATTTGTTAGTGTAGCAAGATTTGTAAAATCATATACGGCGTATGTACATAAACCGAGTAAGAAAGCAGATAATACGTTTTTAGGAATTGTAATTAAATACGCAAGAGCGATATATACTACGAGCGAAGGTAGTATTTGTATAACCATTGGTGAACCCTGAATCTTTTCAATCATGGCTCTTGAACCTTTGCTATTCAGCATTAACCACGGTAAATCAACTAATAATATAAGAAATGGTAAAGCAATATATAAATACTTGTTCATAGTGTGCGTTTCTTTTAGAATCTAAGAAAATTAATAAAGATTAATGAGTGAATCTACTATCGCACTAGAAGCATATTCCATCCCGATTCGGAAACAGAAAATATTTTGTGTTGGAGATTTATATAATTTAGATAAATCTTATAACTCTTTATTGCATTTATACTCTGAAGAAGTTTTACGAAGAAATAAAATTGTAGTAATCTTTTCAGACACTTTTTTAAAACATCAACCGAAGTATTTAAAAAATACATATATTGATGCTATATTTCGTATACGTGAAACACAAGATTTACGTCTTGCTTACACGTATATTCAGAATTGCTCGAAACCGTTAATTGTTCTTTGGTATGGTTACGATATTCCAGCCGCTATTTTTCAAAGTAAAGATGATATAACATTAATTGCTGGTGGGACATTTCCTAAAAACGAGTTTAATAGTATTTTCTGGAATACTAAGTCATCATACGATGAAGTTATATCAATCCTTAGTTCTAAAATGAAAGATATTGATATCAAAACAATATTGAATGAAACGAAAGCGTCGGATGTTTCACTTACATGGTCTTCAGTGGGCGAATCAGAAAAACGAGGGTCGTTATATTGGTTCGACTTTAATAGTATTAAAAGTTCTCAGCCGAATATTAATTATGCTCAGGCTTCGGAGTACTTAAGAACCTTAGCGGACGCTTTGGAAACGAGAGAGAGTTAATTCAATAATGAATAAAGCAATAAAAGGCATGATTCCTGTCAAAAAATATACTGTCAAAAATTTTGTTGAACTAAAATCATCATTCATAATAGGAGTACTATACGCGAAACCTTTAGTTATTGGCGTTGACATATCATAATAATATTTATTTAATAAATAATATGTAAGTACTCCTACTCCAATCATTGCAGCAAGTTTTCCTAGAGTTAACACTATTATCATAGTAAATGTTTTTGGTTTTGTATTCATAATATCTAATTATGATATTATAAATATAAATTATTCATAAAACTTTTTACTTCTTAAATAACTTGTTTCGCTTTGCTCAAGTCGTTATTTACTTCTTAAATAACTTGTTTCGCTTTGCTCAAGTCGTTATTTACTTCTTAAATAACTTGAATGTTCCCTTTTTCGCCTTGTAGCCAGCCTTGACTAAATTCTTCAGCGCCTTCTTGCCCGCGGCATGCTTCTTGCGGCTTACAATACGCCCTTTCTTTGTCTTCATTAAATCCTTCTTGGTTAAACCGCCGGAAGTGTGGCGAGCATTGCCGTGCCACACTTGAGCCTTTGTACCCTTCGCGGGCATCTTCGCGCCGCCAGACATATTATTGCTATTATTGCTATTGCTATTGTTGCTATTATTGCCATTCTTGCGAGTGGTGTTCATGCCGCTATTATTGCTATTCATTCTATATAACAACTATATTTTATTCAAACATACCCTTTCTAGGAATCTTTCCCGCATCAATATCTTCAATATATTTATTCATTTTATTCACATCGTAGATTCCTGCAAAATGAACGAGAAAATCGCCAGGCTGCCATAAAGGTGCGTTCGGAAGACCTTGAATATACGCATTAAACAAACGGCATTGATTCGTAATCTCTGTTTTTGCAAAGTCGGAACTATTCAACTCAATAAGTTTAATAACAGCAGCATTCTCCCACCAAGGGTGATACAATAAGTCTGTTTGCTCGTAAACACGTGACCAGAAATCACGTGACCAAGGGCTATTACGAATTAATATATTACCATCATTAATATGGCCGCAAGAATCAATAGTCATCAGTAAGTCTTTTCCTTCAGATAACAAAGGAGCAATACTTTCTTCAATCTTAGTATCCATATTTGTAATATATACATCAGCATCACTCATAAAAATTAGCTCTCCATCGACAGATTTCTTCATTACATCTAGTAAAAATGGAATCTTAGACCAAGGAATAGGTCGCTCTCTATCCCAGAAATTCTCTCCACCAAGAATATATTCATATCCATGTTTAATACAGTAGGTATTCTTAGAATCAAGTGCCTTCTTGAGACTTTTACGAAAATCTTCTCCGATTGCGAGTGTTAGAAGTTTCATTAATTAAAAATATTATAATATCTTTAGATAGATATTAACAACATACTGTTGGTTTTTCTAACATGTATCTACTACACGGTCCATCGTATTTATATTTATTTTTTAAAAATGTGTAAATTTCATTATATACATCAGTAATTCTACGACTTTTTAATCTGACTGTAATATTCAAATGTTTTCTTAACCACATATGCTCTTCTTTTGTAAGAAATGCATCCTTTCCTTGAAGTACAGCTCTAAACATAATAGAATTCCAAAATTCATTATCAATACAACTTTCAAGATGCTCTAGCACAACAGAATGATCTAATAAATAAACTAAAAACTCTAAGACTTCTTGTAAATTCTCAATTGGAAATAAATCAAAGAATCGTAATTCTATTCCATGATTTTTAAACTTATTAAAATTAATATCAAATCCTATTAAATCATTTTTTTCATAATTGATTTGCTCATATAATTCATTGTACCAATCTCTTTCATATATTCTACGCATGCCTTGTAAGACTTTACCAGTTTGTATTCTATTTGTATCAAAGGTTCCAGCACTAATATATCTTGATGCTGCGACCCGTTGAGAACCTCTTGGATATCTTTTTCTGTATTTTTCACTTAGTGATAATATATCACCAGAGCCATATTTAGCAATGAAAAACGGCTCCATCGCTTGAATTACGCGTATAGCCATAGCATGTCTTCTATCAAACGCACTTCGATTTTTGATATCACCATTTTCATTTAACATAGTTGGTAATGTAAAATTAAAATGATATGTTCCGTTGTTAAATATAGCAAGATTATTCATATTTGTAGTAAATCTTGCAAACCCATAGTTGCCTGTTGGATAAGCAAATTTAGTATCTTTTACTATTGGCAGATTCAGTTTGTTTAAATTTTCTAAAAATGTTTTTTTAGTATGCTTCAGTTCATCAATCACATGTTGTATTGTTGTTTTGTAAAAATCAAGAGTCATAAACTCTATAGTATCTCCATCAAAACAATAACTCATATTATATTCTTTTTGAAAATATTCATTATTTTCTTTCATATATTCAATTACAGTCTTACCAGAAAAATTTTTATTCAGAGTTGCGCCTTTATCATAATTTGTCATTGGTTGGCCGGATAAATCATTTTTTGTTAACTCATGCCCATTCATTAGAATTGGTAAATCATATTCTTTGTCTTTATCAATAATAGTATCAAGTGCTTTATTAAATTCTCCGTTGCGATATGTTTTATAATAATTTACACTATAACGTTCTTGTTTTTGGTTCTTAAAGAAAGCGCCAGATACTTTTTTGTTTGTTAAAATTTCAAGATATGTTTCATTTTCTATTCCTATTCCCCAAAAGAGTTCATTTGGTTTATAAGATAAAAAATATTTTTGATGTTTCTCATCAGATGGCAGCTTATCCATTAATAACACAAAATATATAAAATTGAAAAAAATCTAAGGATATTTTATGTAGCCCATAATGTCTTCAAAGTATATTAAGAATGAACAAGGTTGGTTCGTTTGTCCAAATTGTAATGTTGTAAAAGAGAATCAGAATACAATGTATTACCATATGAAGAAGCATGAAGGGAAACTACCTTTTGAATGTGACATTTGCAAGAAAGATTTTATTCAAAAAACCTCTCTTGAACTTCATAAGTTGTCAAAACATAAGGATAAAGATAGCAACAAAATGGAGACATTCAAGTGTTGTTTTGATGGGTGTAAATTTGAAGCAATTACAAAAGCAAATCGTAGAATTCATTGTATGCGAAAGCATTTTAAAAATGAAACGGATAGTATTCTTGGTGAAGATAATAGTTGTGAATCTTGTAAAATTAAATTTTCATCCACTACAGCGTTTTATTATCATTCAGTAAATTGTGTGCGTCTAGCTATACCAGAAAGACAGAAGATTCTTGAAAGTATTATTTAATCCTCGTCTTTTATAAGTTGTGTAAGAAGAACTAATGAATATAAGTGATAGCCAAGAGCGGCAAATGTAATAAGACCTAGTAACTCATATGCCGACCGTGGTGTTTTTTTACTCATATAGCCAACATATATCATAAGAGGAGCAAACAGAAGAACATGTATTAAACTTATCCATAACATTGATGAACCACTCTTAATACGTAGCACAGCTTTGTAAGCGTGATATACTAGAACAAAAATACCAACAAAGAATAATATATTATATAAATATTCTGGTGTAGCAGCACGATTTATAAATATATAACCAAGAAATGGAACGACAATAAAAAGATGAAATAAAGCAATAATAAAATGTGCGTCCATTTATAATCTATAAGTGTCAAACAATTTTTTTCCTTGTTCCACAGAACCTTCCATCCATGCTTGTTTTAAACTAAATGATTCACTCACAACATATACTTCAGAATCAAATGGTTTTAATGACTTTTTTGATTCTTCCTCTGGATCATAATTGCCAGGTAGCCAGTAGGTTGCTCCGTGTTTCCAATAATGGCTTTTGAAAAATTTGTAATTTGGAACTTTGCCAAATAATTCATTTAATTTATTTTGAATATGTTTTCCAAGAGATTCTTCACCGTATTTTTTTAGTATGTTATGAAAGTTAGTAGTATCTCTAGAATCAGTATAGCTTACCATAGCGATACCTTTTTCGTAATTAATAGGGAGAAAATACCGTATAGGACCTTTTGATACAACTCTAGAATAGTTAGAAAACCATGATGTATCGTATACAGCATAGTTACGCATAAGCGGCTCCATACGTAAATGTTGTAGAACCTTAAAGTTTCTAAAGAAAGGTATTTTCTTAAATGCCTCAGATTCCATTGCGCAAATTACTTTCTCCGATTGTAGTATAACACTTTTAGAATCCACTAAAAATTCACTTTCAATCAATTCTTTTTTATCAACAATATTTATTAATGTATGATTTGTTAAAACTTTACCACCTTTTTTAATAAAATCATTTTCCATTGCTTCAATAAGTTTATGTAAACCATTTGCAGCAACAAAATATCCTTCGTGGGAAGCCATTTCAGCACCTTTTTTAAATACTTCTAACCCTAAATCTGCTCTTAACACTTCTATCTCAGCTCTATAAGGGAATCTATCAAGATATTCTTCTGCTTTTTCTTTTCCATGTATTTTTACACATAATTCTTTTAATGTAGAATTCGCAAGCACTTTAGAATCTAGATTATTCAATGGCGCAAAAAATGCTTGAATATTACTTTCAAATATATTTGGCTCAATACATGATTCGCCATCTTTTTTATAACTTGCCTCTTTTGATATTGGAACAACGGGCTGTTTATATTTTTTCATGAGTCCTAATATAATAGTATGGGCTTTTGAAATACGTCCAGCACCAGATTCCCATTGATACCCGTTCTTAGCATATGTATCAATTCTTCCACCAACCGTTTTATACTTTTCACATAATGTTACAGTTTTATTGCGTTTTAGTAATTCTAAAGCACAATAAAATCCAGCAATACCACCGCCTACTACTAGCATACCTATTTAGGTATTAGACTTCTTAGCCATTCTGAAATTTCAAGTGTACTTGATGAGCCTTTTGACCCAAGAATCTTTTTATTCTTTATTACCATGAATGTCGGAACAGAACGAATGCCACAATAACCGGCCGTATAGTTATTCATATCCACATCGCATTTGAGCCAGTTTACATCAAACTCTGATATTAGTTGACTAATACCAATTCTCTTACAAGGACCGCACCATTCAGCACTAAACCAAATAATAGTGATAGGTGGTAATTCGAGATCATTACTGCTACTACGACCAATTAATTCTTCAAATTGTTCTTGTGTTTCTAGATACTTCATCTTTTTTGATTAATTCTTTATTTTTTGTTAGTATGTACGCGGCAAATCCAGATAATGGTAAGACTAGCAGAATTAATCCAAAATATAGATGTTCTTTTGAAACTTTAGGAACTTCAAATGCTCTTTTTGTTGTTTCTATCATTTCATCAAATTCATGTCCTCCACCTTGCATTTGTCCACCGATCCCTCTTAATGCAGAAGCTTCCGCAATTCTAGATGCTAATGAACCGACACCCGTCTTTTTTGAACCAGAAAGTGGTATACCGTATGGATTCAACTGAGCACGAGCAGTGGCCGAACTGGGTGCCATGTATTTACTAAAAAAGAAATACAATGTATATGCTGATAATAATAGTCCTGCATAGAATGAAATTGTTGCTACTGTAAATAAAATCGTACTAACTATACCAGAATCAGTTGTTATAAAGAATCCAGTAAAATAATATAATATACCAAATATACCAATACCCAATAGACATAACCATAACTGAGTATTAGAACTCATATTGCTAATATCTTCATTATCAAAACTTCCTTTTCCAATGCCATCGATAAATCCAAATGGAGACTGTAATCCTCCTACTTGTATGCTTATACCATCTTCTCTTATTCCAGACCATACTTGTACTACATCATATGCGTACCATGAACCTAGTGTTAATAAATTTACCATCAATTTGGCAATACCAGTAGATTTAGAGCCAAATGCCCAATGGTCAAGTCCAAATAAACCAAATACTAATGTTATCCATTTAAAACACCATGTAGGTATTCTTAATTTTGGAATACTATGTGGCACCACCATAACCTAATTTTGTAATACTTTTAAATTGTAAATAGTAACCCGCCAAATCCATTGATAATTCTCAGCACATTGTGATTTGTCGCATAAACTCGCGTATAAGCATTATCTCTTGGAGGAGTAGCACCGGTCGTCGAATCGGGAGCAATATTCATTTGTAAAACAAAACTATCAATTCTACTAGCGTTCAAAGAACCAGATGGTTGTAATTCTTCTGGTCTCAACGCAAAACAATAGTTATATAAAAATAAGTTATTTGGCACTACTGTGTGATGATAATAAGGCTGTACTAAACGGAAATAACCAGCATCTCTGCGGTCAAATCGGTCATATCCATCAAGTTGTATATTTGCATCTTGTAGTAAATCTGTACGAGCACCAGTCTCTAATATGCTTGTACTACTGTAATTGAAGTATTCATGACGAGAAACCATTTTAGACCTTTGAATAAACCACAGTAATTCACGAATTGGGTGATTGAACTCGAGACGTACCGTAGAAGATGTTGCACCAACTGGAATAGATATTTGAGAAGTATATTGAACTTGTTCAATTAAATATTCATGCGTGTTGCTAACAAATCTTCTACGTTCTTCTACATCAAGATATACATAATCACCAAATAAGCGTAAATCAGTTATTTTTACAGGATTTACTGCAAGTGTATCACATACTGCTGTATCGACAGATGATGGGCTGAAAAATAAATCTTGTAAAGGTTTTAGTTTGAGATTAATACGTATAGGGTGATATTGAAGAGCAAGTAGTGGTAAATACTGGCCAGGATTTTTACAAAACCAAAAACGTAATGGAATATACAGCTTTAAAGGTCCAAAACTCTGAGGAGCTATATAATCATCGACTTTGCCAATCATATCATTAAATCCTTGTCTCTGTGTAGCGGTTGTAGTCATGTTCGACCATATTTCCATCCATTCACCGGTTTGTGTATCAATTAGTTGCTCTCCAATTTCAAGTGTAATTTCATCAATTAGTGCATGACCGATTGCATTTACATAGGATACGGGCGTTCCATCTGTAAGAGTTAATGGTGGTAATGTAACCTCTAATATAAGGGGACCGAGTAAATCACCTCGCCTTGGCACTAAACATGACAGTCGTTTTCCAAAGTCTGGGTCACCATCAAAAAATAAGGCTTGAGATTCAACTGCAAAATTTGTATAACGTCTATATACCATTTTAAACCATGTAATCTGTGGATTTCCGGTTAAGAATATATCTTGTTTTCCCATTGCGACAAGTTGTAATAATCCTCCATTCCCTGTCATCTGTTCGCTACTTATAAAGAGTATTGATTCTTTTTCTTAATTAGACGGACTATGGATCAATTATACAGAAGTTTATTAGCAATAGATCCTAATACGAATTTACCAATTTCAACAAATTTAATTTTATCGACTGACGGAATCGGTAATATTAAATGGCAAGATGTTTTATATAATATTAGTTCATATGGTCAAAATATTGGATATTTACCTTCAACATTGAATACTTTAAATACATATATGTATAATATTTCCACTGGTGTTTTGCCGGGTTCATTAAGCACACCAAATCTCACAAGTACTGTTGTTGGGCTTGGAGCAGCGGGATATATTTCATCACAAACTTTTTATAGTACAATTAATGGTTTAGGAACTCTTGGTTATTTAAGCTCTGCTTATTTAGGAAGTACAGTAACAGGCTTAGGAACAAGCGGCTATGTTAGTTCATTAACATTATATAGTACTATTCAAGGACTTGGCAGCTATGGTTATCTAAGTACTGTAAAAAATCTTGGTTCTCTAGGTTATATTTCATCATTGTCACTACAAAGTAGTTTAGTAGGATTAGGAAATCTTGGTTATGTGAGTAGTGACACATTAGTGTATGTAACAAGAAATCTTGGTACTTATGGATATGTTTCAACCGCTTCGCTAACATCAACCACCACAGGATTAACATCAAGTCTTGTAAGCTCTGTTACAAATATTTTAAACAACCGTACCAATTACTATTTAAATGCGGCAGGCTCTTTAGTTATTGGAGCATCAAACACAAATGTTATTATTAGCACATTGACAACAGGATATTTCTATGATACTTTCAATAATTCTTCCATTACATACAAAGGGAATAATAATAATCAGTTAGCATATACGTCAAATAATGCTGATTTTTACATTTCAACATTAAATTTACAACTAGGAACTTTTTCAAATTATATTCATGGAAATACAACTGTAAGCGTTGAATTATATCCGAATATATTATTTCCCGCTTTAAATACAAGTGCAAATCCTAAAGTGTTTCATGTATCAACAATACTATCATATGGTGCTTCCACACTAAAGACAAATATTGCTGAAAGCAAATTTTTAGCAATAAATACGAACTCTTCAAATCTTTTTCAACAACCTTTACGAATTAATATTGCAGGGTCTGTTATAAATTCAAACTATGTAAGCAACTATCAATTAACACATCGATTTGTAAATGTTTATAATTATGGTGGCGCGGATGGTTTTCCATCAAGCAATGTAAATCTTTTTTTTAGCTCTACTACTTCGTATTACCTTTCCATACAAAATATAACATACTAAAAGCAGAATGGCTTCCTCAAGAAAGACACTAAATTTAGACTTATTACAATTAAAGGGACTTACATTTTATACATCGAGTAATTCACCAATACCTTCATCTTTCGTATTAACAGCTTCTGGTAACGGCCAAACCTATTTTACATCCATCAGCTCCATTGTTGGATCATTTTTTCAAACAATATCTGTACCCGGTCAAAGTAATCTAAATGCGCCTTCTACAAATGCCACTTTAACTGTTAGTACAAACACATCAGAAGTATTTTTTTCAACAAGCCCTCTAAGCACAATCCTTTATATTAATGTACCAGTTGTAAGCACTATTATAAGTACAATCAATTCTGTTCAAGCAAGTACCATGAATAATATTTTAAAATACCCTAACGTTGTATCCTCTGTATATTACAATGGTATCACTGGAAGACAAAATATGTCAACACTTGCGACAAACAACGTATTAAGTAATTCTGGAACTTCACAATTTAGTAGTTTTCAATACAATTTTTCTACATTAAGTAGTTTTATTAATCCTAATAACTCGACACGGATGTATGTAGAATACTATCCTAATTTCACATTTGGACCAGTTGTTACACCTTCTTCTATTTCCAGTTTTACAGTATATCCAGATGGAAACTCAAGTATCAAATCAGTATTATCATTATCAAGCCATTTTATGTATGTTTCTGGCAACTCAAATGTACCTATTAATAAATCTGGTATTCAGCAATATATTCCAATCACCAGTTCATACCCTTACAGTGTATCATCCTTCTTAAATCCTAGAGTTCTTTCGAATGGATTTATTCAACCATTAAAGATGGAGTTTGATGTAAGTCTTATAAACTGTAACGTGAGTCTAGTCCATTATATTTCTGATGGTGTAGGCTCTATCAAAACTCTTGGAGGCAATGATGTATTTCGAAGTGGATTAGAAACTTCTACATTTGTTATTAATAACAGTATTAATGACAAAAATAGTGTATTCGTTACTATTAATAATTCTGGGAATAGATTTTAAAGTTTGAATCCTTCTCGTTCAGCCAACTCTTTTGCAAAAGGTTGTAAAATACCTTTAATGACCGCTGTTGGTCTGTATGGCCAAGCACTCATGTAAACAGCATTTGGATATTTATGATGTCTTATATATCCTAGTATTTTTTTATCACCGAATAGACTTGTAAAAATCTTCTGCCCATCACTATTTTCTGCTATATTCATTTTCACTTCATATAAATTACGCTCTGAATCAGAAGTAAATTTTCTAGAACTCACTTCATGTTCTATAACTTTATAATATGTTAAACATTCATTTTTTCTCCATAGTGTCGCTTGAAATGTAAATAAATATGTATCATATTGAATATATTTCCAAACTTTGTTATAGTTAGGATTTATTTCAGTAGGGCCAGGGCATGGCATATATCTTATAGATATTATATCTTTTTCTTTTTCCAAAATACTGATTGATTCATAAATTGCGTTATTATCTACAAAACGTTCAAGTAAAAAATCTTCTTGCATAGGCAATACATACTTTATAGAATCTGGTAAAAGCTCTAATGCGCGTTTTCTTGAAGATATAAATGAGGAATTTTCGTTTTCTAAAACTATAATATTTACATTATAAGATTGTAAAATCTTACATATAGGATGCTCTGGCAGTTCTGTTGCAAAATAAATAGGCCATTTACATTTAGGAGCATAACGTCTTATAAGAGCGACATGTAATTCAAGTAAATAATAGTATTTTAAAGTGCTATTCAATAAATATGCTATATCATTTCTATCCATCTATAATTATTTGTTCATCTAATTTTAAATCCTCAATAGTAGCCATTTTACATTCACTGTCGAATGGCGGATATGGAGGAGTGTGAGGCGAGTAACAACGTTCATCTAGAGACATTTCTGGTAGTGGACTTTCATCTACTGCCGCACTTGTAAAAACGGGAGTTGTTGGCTCAAATACCATACCGTTGTGCGTAAATTGATTCGGGCCTAGCACAGTGTTAACACTATTTAATGATATATCTGACATGCGGGTAATTATATCATCCAAACTAATCTTTGTATCTTCTCTGTAAGATTCTCGTTTCTTCTGAAATAAAAATGGAAACTCTTTCTTCTTCACACGTTCAAAAGGAGAATGTTTCTTTTCTATTTCTTCTGATGTAAAACGTCGGAAGTTAAATCTATTATTTTCTTCTCTAAGAATCTCATCATCATCTTTTATTTGACATTCATTATTCATCTATTGATTTATATTCTTTCTTTTTAGACCTTTAGTAATAAAAACAAAAAAATAATAAAATTGTATATGAAAATGCTAGTATTTAATTAGTATCAAATGAATCTCGTCATTGTTGAATCTCCAGCAAAATGCTCAAAAATACAAGGATTCTTAGGGCATGGTTGGAAGGTTCTTGCTTCTATGGGTCATATCAGACATCTTATTGAAGACATTAAAGCACTTCATATTGAAGATGGTTTCAAACCAGAATATGAGTTTATGAAAGATAAATCTAAAACGATTATTCAATTAAAACAAGCCGCAAATGAAGCAACCAAGATTTATTTGGCGAGTGACGATGATAGAGAAGGGGAAGCAATTTCATATTCTGTCGCTATTGCTCTTAAATTAAACACAGTAACAAATCCACGAATTGTATTTCATGAGATTACTAAAACTGCTGTATTACATGCTATTCAGAATCCCAGAACTATCAATATGAATCGTGTAAATTCCCAGCAAGCACGAGCAGTATTAGATTTAATGGTTGGATTTACAATTTCTCCTTTGCTTTGGCGATTCGTTGGTTCAGCACTATCCGCAGGGCGATGCCAAACACCAGCACTAAGACTTATTGTTGAAAAAGAATCTAGTATCAGAGATTTTAAAAAAGAAGCAACGTGGGAAGTAAAAGGGAGTTGGTATTATGGTACTACAGCATTCTCTGGACGAATGATTGAAAGTCTTGAATCTCAAGAAGACGCAGAAAACTATCTAGAAAACGTTCATACCCTGGAAGTAGCAACTGTTACACATTGTATTACAAAGCCGACAATTCACAGTCCTCCACTTCCTCTTATTACGTCGTCGCTACAGCAAGAAGCATCATCTATGTATAATTCGAATCCGAAAAATACTATGCGAATTGCTCAAAAACTATATGAAGAAGGTCATATTACATATATGCGTACTGATTCAGCAGTTTTATCAGAAGAGGCTATTAGTGATGCGCGAAAAACAGTAGAAAAAACGTATGGAAAAGAGTATCTTTCAAATGGGTTTGTGAAAAAAGCCAGAAATACAGCAGAGCAGAAGAGCCAAGATGCTCATGAATGTATTAGACCAACCCACTTTGACCTAATATCACTCGATTCAAAATTCAATCAACAAGAAAAGAATATCTATAATCTAATTTATAAACGTGCGTTACAAAGTGTTATGGCGCTAGCAAAAGGCGAAGAAAAGAAGATTCAATGGATTATTGACAATGACCCCAGTGAATTTATTCATGAGAGTATTTGGAAACGTACAACATTTCAAGGATGGAAGATTGTTGGTATGAGTGAAAGTGATTTAGATGAAAAAGAACAAGAAGAAGAGCAGTCATGGAAAACATCTGAAAATCTAGTAGAAAATCTGAAAATCAAATGGAAGACTCTTCAAGCAGAAGAAAGGGTTACAAATCCTCCATCACGGTATACGGAAGCAACATTGGTGCGAGAGTTGGAAAAAAAGGGTATTGGGCGACCATCTACATTTGCTTCTCTTGTTGCATCTATTGTGGACAAAAACTATGTTGAAACAAAAAATGAAGAAGCAAAAGATGTACAAGTACATAAGCTTATACTCTCAGCGCCAAATACTTGGCCTCCAAACAAACAGCAAGAAACAAAGAAAGTTGCTGGACAAAAGCAAAAGATGTTTCCAACAATTCTTGGAAAACAGGTATATGAATTTTGTATGAAAGAATTCAAGGAGTTATTTGATTATGGATTTACAAAACAAATGGAAGATAGACTCGATTTGGTAGAATCTGGCAGTGAAGAATGGCGCAAACTATGTAGTGATACATATAACTCTTATAAAGACAAATATGAAGAACTAAAGAAAGTACCAGCAAAAGAAATATCGAACTCTAAAAAGATTGTACTTACTGATGGATATGAAGCAGTAGTAGGAAAGTTTGGGCCAGTATTAATAAAAGACAAAGCATTTCTAGGATGGCCTGAAGGAGTCAGTTTTAAAGATATTACTGATGCTCATATTAAGCAATTCATTATTGATAAGGAAAAACCAGATATCTTTGGTTATCATGAAGGTGAGATGCTTGTACGAAAAAAAGGGAAGTTTGGCGAATATATAGTATATAATGGAACAAATATATCTTTAAAGCCTGGTGATAGTGTTGAAAGCATTATTGAGCGTTCTAAAAGTAAATCAGAAACTCTACATAGTTTAGGCGAGTACGTATTCAAGAATGGACCGTATGGTATTTACATGATGAAGAAAGTTACTGCCAAAGGAAAGAAACCAATATTTGTTTCGATACCAAGTGGGCTTGATGTTAAAGCGCTTACAGAAGAAGCTGCTAAAAAGATTTATGAAACAAATATGAACAAGCCTAAACGACCATTTAAGAAGAAAGAATAGAAATGGATTTGTCAAACGATGGCCAGATTAAGTATGACGGCGATATGGGTAAAGTAATAGTGCAATATTCTCAAGATACCAGATTTAGTAAATATCTAGAAATAGGAACTTGGAACGGTGGAGGCTCTACATATTGTTTTGCAAAAGGATTTGAATCAAGAGTAGAGTTATTTAGATTTGCTTCGCTAGAAATTAATGAAGAGATGTATAATGAAGCGAAGTCTAAATATGTAAATCTACCATACATACATTTATTTAAAGCTCGCATTATCAAAGATGAGGAACTTCCTCCAATAAATGAACTTTTAGAAATGTTTGAAAGTGTTAATACAGAATGGTTAAGAGATGATATGGCATCTTTTTTTAAGACATCCTATTTTGATGTAGAATCTTATAAGCCAGAAGTAGTGCTACTAGACGGTTCTGAATATTTAACATATTTTGAATTTAAAAAACTATATAACTCTACAAAAGTTTTTATTTTAGATGATATTAATACTGAGAAATGTAAAAAGATTGTTGAAGAATTAAAAGGTAGTAGTAACTGGAGAGAAGTATATTTTGAACCGAGTCAGCGAAATGGTTGGGCGGTATATGAAAATCTAAACCTACTATAGAATGTCTTCACCAAAAAGTTCTGGTTCAAATACTCCAAGAGATTTATCAGGTAATAAACCTCGTAAATTTCAAAATGGTTGGTCAGAAGAGCAAGAAAAACTATTAGCAAAATGGTCAGATTATGCTGCATGTTATCGTTGGCTTCATGATAGAAGTGAAAAGAAATTCTCTGTATACAATAATTCTATTACAATTCCTGTAATTGTTTTATCAACAATAACGGGAACTGCGAGTGTTGGTTTAACTGGATTAGTTGGTGATATACCGAACGGACAGAAATACGGGCAAATTGCAATTGGGATTGTTGCGTTATTTACGGGCATTTTAACAACGTTAGGTAATTTTTTTAGATATGCGCAAAATTCTGAAGCCCATAAAGTTTCGGCAGTATCATGGGGGAAATTCAATCGTTTAATCGCTGTAGAGTTAGCTCAAAAGCCTGATGACCGTTTAGATAGTTTAGATTTTATTAATATATGTCGTCAGGATTTAGATAGACTTATTGAACAGTCTCCTCAAATTCCGGATGATATAATTAAATCATTCGAAAAAGAATTTGACCATGAGCAAGATTTAGCAAGACCTGATATATGCAATAATTTAGAACACACAACAGTATATAATAACTCTAAGAGCCGTATGAAAATGATGGTTGCAGAAATGGCGTTAAATCTAAAACACAAGAAACAAGTGCTGCGTGATGAATTATTGCCCGATTTAGATAGTCGTATGAAGAAAATTATTGATAAATCAATTAGAGAATATGAAGAAAAAGTAAAGCTAGAAAGTGATAAAAGAAAAGGACCTCGTGATGACTTTTTAATCAATGTGCGTAGGCGGCTTGGAGAAGTTGTTTCAAATATGGAAGAAATACATATGAGTGAAGATAATACAGTTGTAGATGTGGTTGGCAGTGATCCTTTTCCAAAGAAAATATAGATTTAATAACTAAATAACAATCCCGCTCGACCACCATAAATGCGTAAAACATTGTATGTTTCCGCCCATAAATATAAATTAAATCGATTTACATTATTTGGGTCAATAGAACCAGTATTGGAATGCAGCTTTAACTGCAACTCAATATTTAGCATTTTATCCAAATTGGCTTCGCCAGAAGGTAACGACGGTGGTAGATGGCCGTGTTGAAATCCAAACATGAATGTATAATAATAGCGATTGACCCAAGGACTTTTTCGCATTTCTAGTGAAGGTAAAATAGAACGAAATAATGAAGGAGAGTCACTAGCATAGCGCACAAGTTTTCCTTCGTATTGTAAACCGATGTATGACAGCGGCTCTGAATCACGAGTGCTAAACCCAGAACGCATAGTTCCAATGAATTGAGGATTTTCAAGACCGCTAGCATCAGGCCACCATGGCGTAGAAGCTGTACCACTCAAATCTCGTGTTGCTAAAAAGGGCGCATTATAACGAATTGCGTTATAATGATTGAGATAAAAAAATAGATTACGTGTTGGATTTGGCACACTGAATTTATAGTTAATCGCATTCATATTTTGACTATCAACAGGGTCAAATGGATAATGTTGGACAATCGGAAGTTTTATATCTGATAAACGAAATCTGTTTGCCTCGGGTTTATCTAGATAAACATATTCGGCGAGAACATATGTATCGCCGATTAAAAGTCTGTTCGGCATTGTGATATTTGGGATTGCACTTACTAGAGTCGATTGGCTGGGGTTACCATTTAATCCAAAAACTGGTTTCCCTGCTGGGTTTGTTATATAAAATGGTGAACTCGTGATAGGAAAATATGCGTCTCCAGCAACCGGATTTGTGGCCGGTAGACTAACGTTGGCGGAGCTGACATATAATGAATTAATCGGATTAAATGTAACACTTAATCTTACTAAATCGGATTGTATAGCATCAATTGGAAGTGCAAGACCACTGTCGCCACAACTGAACCAAAAAGGAAGTGGTGTTACGATAATGGATGGCGTTTCATCTACAGTTCCATAACTATCGACTGTAAATCCATTGTCTTTTCTATGGATTAATTTGTTCATTGATATTTGTTTTTCAAGAGGATTGTAAAATTCATCTAATACTTCTAACAGTCGCCCATCTAAACGTTCAACTCTTGCTCCTCCGATTTCAATGCTTGTTTCATTAATAAGAGCATGTCCTAAACTATTCGTCCAGCCGAATTTAGGACCGGCAAAGTTAGCACCCCCAGCAACTCTTGCTTTTAATTGTTGGGTTGCTATATCCGGCATTGTTGTTACAAGATACAATCGTGTTACCAAATGACCTTTTCTCGGAATTGTCATTGTACATGTATTTCCGAAAGAAGGAATTGTATCAAAATCAAGTCTTACCCATTGAGTTGTAAAACGACCACTACGAACAAATGCTTTTGTAAACATTTTAATATCAGGCTGTCCTTTCGGACTTAATAATCGTCCATCTTGAACCCCACTATGAAGAATTCTAAGTAGTGAGGCTACCATCTAATAAACCAAATAGGGTTTTTTTATGTCTTTTTTTAGATTGCTAATTCCAGATGCAAACTTCTCAGCAGCCAAAACTAGTAACTACCCGTAAAAGAACATTAAAACGTTCTCATAACCTACAAAGACTCTATACTACCGATAAATATTCGAACGAAGAGATTTTAGAAGAGAGTATTATAGTATTATACGAAATCTTTAATAAATATGCTCCATTATCTAAAATTGCACCGCCTTATAGAAACTTCTATGATATTGGTTCTGGTTTAGGAAAAGTCGTGATTGGTATTGCGAAACAATATGCTTTTCTAAAATCAATAGGGATTGAAATAGATTCTGAAAAAGTAGTACATGCCAATACGGCATTAAATAAATTAAAAGATGAATCTTTGAAACGTCGTATAGAAATGTTTTGTATTTCAATGAATGATTCTAGTATTAACTATTCTAACGGATGTTGGTTTTTCATTTCGAATTTAGATTTCAGTGAAGAAGATAATAATACTTTAATTAACAAGTTAGGCAATGAAGTAAAAACCGGCTCTATAATTGTAAGTTTAAAACAAATATATAGTGATAAATTCAAACAAATGAATTATATTTCTTTACCAATGAGTTGGTCGCAAGATTCAAAAGTTTATATTTATATGAAACAATAAGTAGATGGAACTGGGAATAGATTCGAAAGATAAAGAAATTAATGATTTATTATGTCTCTTAAGTCGAAGTGATTTTCATCATGATTTTGCTAAAATTAAAATGAATACTATATATGGTAAATTATTATCTTCAGAAAATATAAAATCAAAAACAAAAGATTATATTAAACGTGTAACAGAATTTAAATCAAAATCAGAAAATAAAAGTATATATGACTATTTTGAAAAAACAAATCTTTTATTACCTTCAGAGAATAAGGAATATTTAAGTGAAATTAATATTTTAGAAAAAATTATTGGATTAAATATGAGCGGTATTAAAAGAGAATTAATTAATAAAGAAGATTCTTATGGCTTACAAAAGGAAATGAATAAATATAAAGTTGAAGATATTCAAATGCCTCCAACTAATAAACCCTTTGATATAAATTATAAAAATAAAATTTTACGTAAATATCAATATTCTTGTTATCCTGCGAAAGTGCGTGGAGAATATTTTAATTTACCATTTGCTTTTCGTAAATTAGCAAATAACAGAAATTTCGTTTTATTAATTGACTCATCTTATTTTTCTATCAAAAAGATGAAACGACGTGAAATTGTTAAAACTATATTAGGAGATAATTATGATGAAAAACAAACATATACATTTTATATTATTAAAAATAATGAAACAATGTCAGATTCTGCAGTAAAACTTGAAACCTTTGATAAAGGAAATGAAAAGATAAAGATTAAAATATTAAAAGATTTAGCAACGAATGAAAGTATATATCCAGAATTTAGTAATGTTAGTCAAGCCGCAAATTTATATTCAAGCATTTTAATGAGAACAAAAAAAGATTTACATACAGACAAAATAAATGGTACTATAAAATATAAAGATGGCAAATTAGAATTTTTAGAAGATTTAGGAAATATTAGTGAAAAAGAAACCAGCTCTTTCTTAGCATTACAGAAAAATCTTACGAAACCTTTCGATTCAGATGATGTATTAGTTCATTTTTTTTTAAAACGTTCTGGAGATTGGTGTCAAGCATTAAGTTTATTAGATGGAACTCGTGAATATGAAATATATGATTATGATACAAATGTCGTTGAAAGTAAAACAACATTAGATACTTTAAAAAGAAAATTAAATTGCGAAGTCGCACTTATTACCCATGATTCAGTTCTTCTTGCTTATTCTTTATTATTAGGTATTAACGTATTTTATTCTATACGCGTAGTATCACAAGGAGTTAGTAAAAATTCGAATGAAGAAGATTCCAAAAGTATTATATGGATGACTTATTTTAAAAATGTATCTGATTCAGCAGCTTTAGACGCGAGTATATTAGAAGAAATAAATGATGAATATCTAAACAAAATAAAAAATGATGCAGAATTTATTAATACTTTGAAAAATACTGCTATAAAAGAATTAAAAGAATTAGCACTGCCTGAAGTTCCACAAAATGTATTTTATAATGCATTAAGAGCAAATAACACTAAGAAGAGAAAACGTATGAATGTAAATTCTAATTCTAACTCTACAAATTACAATACACATTTTACTAATTTTTACATTACATATTTTACGAATTTTATAATTACTATGCGAAAAAATTTATTATTATTAGCAAATTTAATTTCTAAAGAAACAATTCTAGAGCAACTAGACGAGCTAGAGAAGTCTACAACTCGTTTAAAATCGAAAACTAAAACTGATAAAGATATGTTAGCAAATTTATTTAATTTAAGTGATATGAAAAACAAAATAGATGAATATGTAAATATTAATAATAGTTTAAAAAATATATATACTGATTTAGAGAAAGATAAAGTTACTATAAAAAATTTTATTAAATCAGAAGCGAATAAAAAAGAGTTTGAAGAAATACTTAATAAATTACATGAAGATTATAAAGCATCTGTATATTTATTTACAGAAAAATCAAGAGAAAAAAATTACATTCAATATGATATAGATTTTTTTGATATTATTCCATTTATTTTAGAATTAAAGATGGCAGGATATTCAATACCTACACGTCGCAGTGAATCAATTAAGTTATGTAAAGCAATACTTATGTTACGCAATAGTGTTTTAGCAGTAGGTCTTCCACAACATCCTATTAATAATAATGCATGTAGTGTAATTGATGATAGAAGAACAAGAGCTGCTGTTGGTGCTTATGAAGGAGGTTCTAAAAAAATATTAAAAGGTGGCAATAGAGAAATGTATAATTCTTTATTTATTAATAATGTAGGTGAAAGAACAACACCATATATAAATGACGATAACGGCCATTTCTATTCTGTTGTTAATAATACAATTATTATAAGAGAACAAAAACCTCTATTAGAAGAACTATTAAATAGTATAGATTCAATAACTACAAAAGAAGATAAATATGTAGTGCTAAGATTTCTCTTATGTTATTTAGACGAATTGTATACAGCTATATTTAGTATATCTGCTAATAAAGAAGACCGTGATGATGATACGTATTTAAATTATTTATATATACAAGCACAAGTATTTAATATACAGATGTATTTATATAAAGATGAAAGTTTTAGTCTAAAACATGTTAAATCCATACAAGATATCTTTTTTACAGATAGATATAAATGGACACCATTATATATTGAAAATTTTATTCTAAAACTGCGAGGTAATTATTATGATATTGAACAAAGAATCAATACTCGCATTCAAATTCTAAAAGAAAAGATTGTAAAAGAGATTGATATGCTAGAAATTAGTAATAGCAATAGCAATAATGAGAATACCAATAACAATATAAGAAATAAAACTAAAAAATTGAAACGTAATACCAATATGAATTTAGTATAGAAATGTGGCTTGATAAAGTACAAATCGCATATAGGCAACTATGCGCGAAACATCTTGTAGTTTCTAAAGATGACCATACTCCAATTTTATTTGAAGAGTATAATACAGATGATTATTATTATATACTAAATAATAATAAAAATTTGATTTATTCTGTTGACGAACTATATGAAATTATTAAGAAAGGTTGGATTGAACCGTTTACAAGAGTTCCAATTGTAAGTTATAGATTTGTGAAGGTTAGTATTAATCTGTAAATAGAGTAAACTCTATTTAGTTCCTTTAATAAACAGTAGACTGTTTATTAATCTGTAAACAACTTATTACATATACCATTCTCAAACTTTAGCCAATTTAATCCTATACAAAAGACTTTCACTTCCCATGTTACATCATATTGACTCGAAGGTTGTTGAATTTCTAATGTAAGTCTTAAATTCTGAACACGACTTGCATTCAATGAACCAGAAGGTTGATGCTCTTCTGATGGATGATTCGCAAAGGGGTATCCATATATGTATTTTTTGTATGAGATATATCCCCCTTTGTGATGATTGCTAATGAGTTGTCTATAATATGCTTCTGGAGCATCGCATATTGTTTGACCATTCACTTGTAACACCGCTTTTTTCAACATCGGTACAAACGGATTATATGTAGCATCGTATTCTCGCTCCAGAATTGCACTATAATTCGTCCATTCATTATTATTTGCTACTTCTTTGCGTCTTACAAACCATACTATTTCTTCTAAAGGGTGATTTGCTTCTATTGGCAGCTGAATAGTTACAGTATCATTTGAGGATTTCGATATAGAATATTTTAGTGGCTCGCCAAAACTAAATGTTTGTACTTCACGAATTAAATGTTCAAATGGGTCACGTAACATTTTATTACGCTCCATACCATCTAGATACGCTCCATATGTAATAAGTTTTACTTGTTGAAAATCTGGTACCACTTGTGTAATGGTTTTTGTTCCAATATTCAATTGTACATTCGTTCCTAAAGGTGTGCTAGTACATGTATCTCTATAACCTCTTCGCTGACGTATTACTTGGTCGAAGGGTCGAAATGTAACATGAATTTTAGCAGAGCCTTCTTTTAAAGCAACCATTGGCAATCCTTCTCGCATACGATTTCTCATAAAGAAAAAAGGAAGTAAGCAAAAAATGTTTCCATCTTCTATTGGATAATTTCTCTTTGGATTCCATGCCAGTAAATCTGGTATAGATACCAATCCTAACGAATCTGTTGCTAAACCAAATTGGCTATTTAATTCTGCATTGAGATTTGTAAATACATTTATAAAGTCTCCATCAATTGTTTCAATTGTTACGCCATCAATTTCTAGCTCTGCCTTTTCAATTAAACATGAACCGAGAGAATTTGCAAAGAAAAAAGCAGTATCTGGATTTGTATATGTATATTTACCGGATGCAATATTTAGTTGGGTTGTTAAATCTAACCAATGAGATAACTGAATCTGAATAGCAGTACTCAGCATTAAATCTCCACAAGGGAGTGAACCTACATCAAATGTAAATCTCTGACCATAAGAAGCAGGGCCTCTAAATGGAAAGTCTTGTATTACTGGAACGAATGGTATTGTTCTGCGTTCTGGATTTCTTGTAAACCAAGTGACTTGTGTATCCAGAGGAAAAAAGTCATTCTCTTCTTCATCTCTATCTGTTAAATCAAGTAGTGTAGATATATCTCCACCGGGCCTTTTAAAACTCATTTGAGATAACGAGGTATCCATCTGCTTTTCTTAGTTCATATTATTCGTCATCATTTTCTACGATTGCGGTCTTTTTAATAGCAGCAGTTTCTCTTCTTGTTCTACCCATTTTCCTAATATTTGGCATAGCAGAAGCAACTATCTCAGCATTTGCCTTTCTTCTACGCTTTGTTTTCTTTTCATTCTTCATAGCGTTATGGGCCGCTTTTAGTCTTATGCTTTGCTTCTTTTTGTTACGTCTTGTTCTTTTAGGATTTACTCTAGTTTCGTTGCGTGTTAAGCCTTCTAGACTTCTGCGAGAGTGCTTCTTAACAACAGCTTTAGAAGCAGCAGTCGCCCGTTTTACAGCATTTACCCAAGAACCTTTACGATTTGCAGATTCTCGTTCAGCAGCAATAACTTTAGCCTCTTCTTCTCTTTCTTTCTTTTCAGCGGCACGTTGTGCGGAAGTTTTAGGAGTTCCAACAGTAATTTTATCTAACTTTGCAGCAAGACTATTAATATTATTATTAGACATCTAATAAAGAACAATAAAAAATGTTGTTTTTTGTTTTTATGTTTTAATAGCTTCTAACATTTACGCAGATGTAGTCACCTTCGAGGCCTGCTCCTTCCAGTGAGCCTCATCGTAGTCACCATTCATCTTACGCTTCTTCGCCTCCGCAACAAAGTCGGGAAGCTTGAACTTGGTATCAGGACTCGCCTTCTTCATCTCACTGCTTACATGCTTGAAGAAGAGACTCCAGCCGGTTGGGCCACGAGCAGTCTTCTCCTTAGGAGCCTTGCGCTTCGAAGAAGTACTAGTCGTAGAGATAGGAGCAGCAGCACTCTTCTCTAGAGCATCAACACGAGCAGTGAGAGCGGCAACGAGAGACTCAAGAGCACTAATCTTAGCGGAAGCGGAAGTGGAAGACATTTTTTGAATACATAGTTTTGGTCGACGGAGGAATCAATTTTTTGATTTTTATGTAAAAAATTTTTTTGGAAAAAGTATTTCACTCTTTGTCTTCTTTAATAGAAGCACTCCATAAGTATCGGAATGAACCACTCAATAGGTGTAGTGAGCGCGTACATCTTATATTTTAACGACATCCCAATCCATCTCGCGTATTCGTAAATACAGAGCTCTTCACAGCGAAATTGTACATCCCCCATTTCATTCCACTTGTTTGCCACAAACAGAACAGATAACCCTGGAGATGCTTGTTGAATCTCAGCATACCAATTATGTGCGTTTATTAGACTATTCTCATTCTGCGCATCGTACATCACGATAACACCATGTGCGTTATCATAATGGAAATTGCGATTATTTTTATCTGACAAGAATTTATAATGCTTCTCATTATTACAAATGTCCCAGACATTGATGTCGTTTCCATAAATCTTAATGGGATGAATGTAGCTTTTAGAACTAATACTACCAGAATGCTTCTCACTTACTTTATTAATCCACGTTGTCTTACCAACGCCGCTGTCACCCACAAGAACGATATTAATAGAGCTCATCTTGTAGTTTGATACTTGGACGTTTAAAAAATTTGGTTCAATTTTTTTTATAGTGTAATTAAAAAGAGCATTTCACTCTTCACCTTCTCTTTATTTGTATTATTTAGTTGTTAAGCACGTCATTGTAGATGAAGAGGTTGAGATTTCTGTTCAAATCCCAACGAGCATAAGACCTCATGTTTGCTATCTTCTCTAGAAACTCTTCCGTGCTAGAGTTCTCCTCGATATGTAGCATAATGGCATTTTCATATCCATTTCCAAAGCCACTCTCAAAGAGATAAGTGAAATAGCGGGCCATTGCATCACGAGATGCAAAGTGAAGAGTAGATGTCATCCATGCCTCATAATCCTCTTCATCCACCTCGTCGTCTGACGAGCCGTAGCCACGCATCTCAATCTTCATACACACAATAGAAGTAGTGGATGAAGGAATAGCGACAATAGTAGCAGTGCGTGCGGGTGCTGGGGGGCAGATAGGAGCACGTTGGACACGAGGAGGAGTCTGGGGGATTGCAGAGCGAGCACTAGCGGCACTGGCACGAGTGGTACTAGGCATCTTGAACACTTGTTTTTGATACTGGATTGGTGGGATTGTACGATTCAATTTTTTAAACGCTCTGCATTAAAAAAAGAGGGTTGCTCTTTTTCTTTTTTATTTTGTCTTTTAGTGCTTAATCAGATAGAGTGTTACATTTTTGTGACGGGGAACAACTCTCTTATTTGCGTCTTCAACATGTTTCTTCACGATTTCAAAGTCCATGTCTTGGCCCTTGAGATACCATTTTCCAGAACCATCCTTCACAATGATGCAACACTTATTTTCAATTGCTATCTTAAGCATTTCATCATAGCTCTTATTCTTGTCGAATCCGAGTTGACTCACATCATTCTTATTGCGAAACACGTCTGTTGCTCTGTATTTGGTGACCTCAGGCATCTTAGTTTCAATGACATGGGCTGGCATTGTGGCTCCTTGCGCCTTCAAGAGCTCAGCCTCGGCCTTCTCAGCGCGAGCCAGCAGCTTCTTCTCTAGCTCGGCCCACTCTTTCGTCATGTCCTCATACTCGGCCTTCTCACACTCGTAATCCCCCTCAGCACTGAGAGCGCGGATTTCCATCGCATCACAGCGCTTGCGCCAGCCCACAGCGGCAGAGCGGGCCTTCGCCAGGCTCACCTTCAGAGCGGCAACCTCTTGCTCTACGTGGGCGGTGACAGCGGCGTTGATAGCGTCCATCCCTCTTGCTTTTTGATACCACGATTTGGCGGCGGCTTGGAATCAATTTTTTTTTTTGCTCTTAAAAAAATGCTCTTTTTTTTTGTTTTTTGTTTTTTGTTTTT